CTATAACAGCAGGTGCAGCAGAAGATGGCACTGATATGTGGTTAGGCACGATACGAGATAATGATACTCGTTTCTTCAATGGAGCTATCTACTCTCTCATGACCTTCCCCTATAGCATGTCCGAGTTCTTGATAGAGCGCCAGTTGAAGAAGCATAAGCTGGGTACGCTGTATCCGGATATGGTGGAGTTTAGACCTGTTATAAAAGCTAATAATGACTATGAAATAGTTTATACTGCTATTATCAAACCTGATAATTGGCAAGAAATATCTATTGGAGATTATGTAACAGTTGGTAAATCAGTAGCTATTCAAATTAAATTAAACCTTCCACTTGAAGTTACGAATGTATCTAGTAATTCTTTAGCTGATGTGTCTTTTTATAAAGAAGAGACTGGTGATAATGTTTATACTATATATGGTCGATTATTGGATGGTAAATCTCCTCAAAAGATAAACATCACAATTGACGAATACATCAGATTCGAAGATATTGTTCAGCCGTATCCGCTGTTCTTTGAATTTACAGACGAAAATGGAAATTTGATTTCTTGGGGTGGTAAAGCAAAAGTAGGAAATACTATTACTAGATCTAAGTCAGTATCTAATGCAAATATTCTAGCAGGGCTGTATAATACTAGTAACTATAAACTAAATGGAAAACCATTAGAAGGAAATAGTTATGTTGTTGAAAAGCAAATGGTATTTACTTGTACTGCAACTTATCTTTTCGACAATAATGAACCTAAATGTATCCTGTCTCCTAGCAGACTAAGAATACCTAATAGCAGTTATAAGATACTAGGTTATATCCCCGATATATCAGGTCATGGTAATCATGGTAAGATAAACAATTCTGCTTATGCAGAAGGAAGCGGAGTTAATGAAGATGGTTCATATCAATTTGATGGCGTAGACGACTTTGTTACTATTCCTACTTTATCTAGTGGAGGTAAACAGGTGTTAATGAAGGTAAATTGGAATACCATTAATAGTATTATATATGACCAAAGAGGTAGTGGAGGTTTTGCAATATATTGTTCTGATTATAATAACCCAAGTGATTCTATTACAGTTCCTGCTATAAAGGAAGAAATGCTGATGGTACTACATATATTGATGGTATTAGAAATGAATATATTATTGCTAGTCAATTAAGAAACGTTACTCATAATATCGTAGAAATATTAGATACTTCTTACGCAGCAGGTAAGACCAATCCTATTATTGGCAAGTCGCATATGAATTCTAACTATGGTAGTTTAGCTCTCTACGACTTCATGCTCTTCGATAACATCTCAACAGATGATAAGATTAAACAGCTGAATGAGTATGTAGGAATAGAAGGCAATACAGATGACTTATTTAACGAAACCAATTAAAACAATTATGAAATACATTACATTCCCCACAGCGAATTTGAACAAGATACCGCAGGAGGTACTCGATGAACTGCACTTGGTTCCGAGAAAGAGCGTTGACGGTACACAGGTGATTATGAAATT